TACAGCGTTACCTCGTAACGTATCCTCTCGTCCTCGTTGCTCTCGCTCTCCGTAGTGTCCTCGCTGTCCCAATTAGTGCAGACGCAAGCCTCTTGCGCGCCGCAGGGGAAGCGGGGGTTGCGGATTGTGTAGGCGGCGAGTTTGTTCAGCAGCTCACTCCATGCCGAGTCCATGCGGTCAAGCACGATGTCAAGGTGCCCCTCATCGGTGGCTCCCTGTATGAAGTGGCGCATCTTCGCCTCATCATCTCCCATGTTCTCGCCTATGGTGTACACCGTCTTGGCGAGTTGCTTGAGCAGTATGCTCTCCTTGAGTTCTATCGTTATCTGTCTCATAGTCCTCGTGTTTTATGTCGCGTTCATGGCTTTAAGGCTCTCCTGTGCCCTCTGCTTCTGCCATGCCGCGCGTTCTGGGTTCATGATTGCCCACTGTGCCTGTCTCACGGCTGCCCTGTTGCCGCTCTGCGCTATCTGCGACTGAAGGTCCTCTGGGATTCCCTGTGGCTGCTCTCCGTTGGCAATCCTCTCTTGGTCGGCCTTGATAGCCTCAAGCAGCCTGTCGCTGAACGGGAAGTTGCCGAACTCCAAGAGCTGTGCGACAGAGATAGCGCCCATCTGGAACAGCTGCATCATCATCTCGTTGTTGATTTGGCGTATTGCGGGACTCTCTGCGTTCTCGGTGATGTTCAGGTCGTATCTCACGCCGCCCACAAGCTCTGGGTCGTAGATAACAGAGTATCTTCTGCCCACAATGCTGAGGCGCTTCTTCTCATCGTAGTACTGCTGAATGTTGCTGACCTTCTTGGCGGCTCCCTCAATGATGAACGAGTCATAGGACTCAAGCAAGTCCATGATAGAGGCTGTGGCGTTCTGCGTCTGCTGCGCATAGAGTGCCGCGCTCTGTCCGCTGAATCCTGGGCGCCCTTGCAGTGCCCCGTTCACGCCTGTAATCTCTTCCATGAGGCCAATCTCCAACTGAAGGAGTTCTTCCGTTCCGATACGCGTCAGTTTGTTGGCAATCTGCTCTGGCTTGGCGCCTGTGGCAACCGAAGACGTGTCGTCATAGAACATTACCGCGTCAGGACGCGTCCACTCGCGCTGAATGTCCTCTGGGCTCTTGCCCGGTGGTATCATGCTCTGCGGATAGAACAGAATACCTTTAGCAGAACTCTGGATTAACTTGTCGTTGAGGGAGATTAAGCGGTTGACGTATCTCTGCTGGTCAATGACGTCCGAAACGAAGGAATGTATCTCGCCGTTGATGAAAGGATACAGCTTCAAAGAGTATGGGTGACTCTTGTGGTCAAACTCGCTCTCAAACTCGTCCAGAATGTCGCCGCAGGGGCTCATGAAACGGCAATACCAATACTCGTCCATGAACCAATCCATCTCAATCAGTGGAATATCGTCCTCAACCATGCCCATTGCAAGACCTTCCGCGATGCGGCTCGCATTCTCCATGTCATACTGCGGCTTGTCCTTGACTTCTATCTTGAACAACTCGCCGTTAAGCCAATCATGGCAACGGTAGCGGGGTTTGCTCTCGCGGCTCCACACCTCAATGACACGGCACAGGGCGGGGTCGTAGGGCATGAAGAAGTCTATGCTGCCGTTGGATGTGGAGTAACGTTCCTTCCCGCGCTCCGTGAAGATGCGGTAGAACTCCGCGTCCCTCTGACTCCCGTATATCGCGCTCAACTTGTCATAGTCACGGGGAGAACGCGCGAAGGTGCTGCACACCTTGCGGAAAGGAAGGTCGTGTATCTCGCCTATAATGCTCAAATCCCAACCGCGAGGGTCTACAGCCGCCGCGTCAAAGAACACGTTGTTGGGGTTGGGCTGTTTTGTCCAGGCGTCCTTCAGTTCCCTGTGCTCCTCATGCCAACCGAAGTATTCCTTCTGGCATGCGAAGCCGCTGATGAGGTATTCCTCGAAGCCTCTTGCGTCGAGCTCCTTCTTCACGTTGTTTTTCCAATTAACTTGCAACGCCACGCTCATCATGTCGCCAAGACTCTGCTCGTCGCGGTCAACAGCCGTACAAGCGGGTATCTTGTTCTGGTTGCGATACACGCCGACAACAGTGCGTACAAGTCGCCTGATGAGGTTGTTCGTCAAGGGCACGTCGCCCCTGTTCATAATGTCTTCCTTCTCCGAGATACATTCATTATCTCGCATTATCATATCCCCCCATTGGTCGCCGTAGGTATAGCGCAGACAACGCTCGCGCTCCTTGCGGAAGTCTTGGAGCGAGTCCCAGCAAATCTTGGCCTGCCAGATGATGTCCTCTGCCCTGTCGTTGTCCTTGATGTACTTGACAGAATCCATCCTCTTGCGCGCCTTGCGGTCCACAGACAACCGGTGCTTGGGGATAATCTTACTTTTCCTTAACTCATTCATTTGTGCACAAATTCTATTCTTCACAAAAGTACTTCCCTAAAGCCGCAGCGCGCTTGCTTTTAATGGCCTAAATAAAGAGAGGGCGCTCCCCGTAAGGAACGCCCCCGCCAAAAAGCAGTCAATAACTATATCTTCTCAAGAATGTCAAAGCCCTCGTCAACATCTTTCTGCAGGACCTTGGCGTATATCTGTGTCGTCTTGATGTCGCTGTGCGCCAACATGCGGCTCACCGTCTCGATCCTCACGCCCGCCGACAAGGCCAGGGTGGCAAACGTGTGCCGCCCGACGTGCATGGTCAGGTGCTTCCTGAACCCCACCATTTTTGCAGTCACCTTCTCAAGGTCATGGTTAGCTGTGCTGTTGGTCATCAGTTCAAGGTTGAAACCGTGGCGCTCAAGAATCTCCATCGCCTTTGGCAAGAGGCGTAACTTGTAGCGGCTCTGTGTCTTCTTCCTCTTGTCTATGATATAGGGCTTGCCTTCCACAAACACGATGTCCTCCTTCTTTATCTTCGTCAGGTCAGAGTATGCCAAACCCGTGTAGCAGGCGAACAGGAACATGTCCCTTGCATCCGCCACGCGGCCTTCAAGTTCCAAACCCTCAACCATAGCAAGTTCCTCACGCGTGAGATAACTTATATCTTTAGACTTGCCTTTAGGCAACTTCACGCCATCTGGCAAAGAGCTTATAAGCCTTGCGGTCTTCGCGGCGCGTATGAATCCCATGTAGACTGTATGGTAAGACCTCAACGTGGGCGGGGTTATCTCTTTGCTGAGAGAATCAACCGCCTTCTGCATCTTCAGGGTGGTAATGTCGCTGAAATCCCTTATCCCCTTCTCGGCGAAGCGCATGATGATGTTCTTGTAGTGGCTTCTTGTGCCAGGACGGAGATTCATGGTGTCACAGCGCGTCAGTGCCCACTCCTTGAAGGACTCTGTGTTGAAGGCGAGGACCAGGGAAAAGGCGCTCAAGTCAAACTTGTCCTTCTGCACCTGCTCCTGCAGCTGCCCCATGAGAATGTTTGTCGCTGTGGAAAGCACCTTGTTCAGCGTGGGTGCCGTATGGCATCCGCCCACAAGACCGTCCTTGAATGTGGCGCCTTCCGGCACAGATATACCTGTTGTGAGGTAGCGGCGCTTCCCCTTATAGTATACACACGCCTCGACTTTGCGGTTCTTTTTGCGGTCAAAGACCAGAGTAATTTTAGGTAGCATAGGTTTCAAAATTTAAAATTGGTAGCAAATCGGTAGCAAAGATATACCAATTATTTCCAAAAATTTCTTATATTTGCCGTGCATTAAGTATTATTAAACTTTTGTAATCTACTGAAATACACGACAAAACATTGTAATACAGCAATATGCACAAATAATATCCCAAATTTACAACATATTTATTAACAATATTTAACCATATAAGAACCAACGTTTTACGATTGGGGTAGATTGAAATGGTAGCATATTGGTAGCATCAGTAGCACCACTTGCAAGGTGTGCGCCCCATACTTTTAGCCTTATCCAAAGACACCGCCTTTATCTCTTTCGAGCATGAGCGCAGTCCCTGACAGTCGGGAGTCTTGTGGTACTTCTTGCTCTGCGGCCCTGTGCAGATGTACACAGTGCCGTTTGCCTGTGTTGTCGCCTGTTGTTCACTTGTGCTGAAAGCGCAGCACATCAATGTCGCTAATATAAATAATGTGTGTTTCATGTTATCTTTTTTTCTCGTTGCGGTAATCAATCATTGCCTTTATTGCCTTGTAAGCGGCATAGATGAACAGGATTGCGAACAGGAAAAGCCCGCCCCAGAGGAACTTGCCCCATGTTGGCGGCTCGCATATTGACATGAGGCTGAAAAGCCATTGACCTAAACTGAATATCGCCGAAAGGGCGAAAGCAATCACCGCCATACGCAATGTGGAAGTGAGGAATGTAATCAAGTTGTTCATGATTTGATATGTTATAAGATTTGTAAGTTTATTATAGCTGTCACTTTGGCTATGCCGATTACCTCATCCTCATCTATATAATAAGGTGCGAAGTTCTCGCTCTTGTTCGCTGGCACACACTTGATGCAGCCTTCCTTGTCCGAAGGCACCAAGTATTTCACGGAGTAACCTTGCCTTGTGGCGACTGCATACCGCTCGCCCCATTCAATGAAGCCCACATTCCACGGACGTAGGCAGACAATAGCACCGTCGTTGATGGATAGCTCTGGGTGCTCCGTGTCAATCATGCTTCTGCCATGTACCTGTACAGCGAAGTCGCCGTCCTTGATGTTGAGAAAAGGAA